GGGGAGGATTGAGGGGTATGGACGACATTTAATAGTATGAGTATATATAGTTTTATTATTGTTTGGCGTTAGAGGGTTGAATGGCAAAAAATGCTCAAGAGTTTGCTAATCAGTTATGTATGATAACAACAAATAGACCATTTCCCCCCAAGCAAAAAAAACCATTATTTGATAAGATATTTGAAATATTAAAACATGACGCTACACATGGTCAACGTGGTACATTTTGGGAATCTGTTACTTCTTATCCCTGTCGGACTACTACAATTAAATCAGTACTAGAAACATTAATGTATAAAGATAGTAAACAATTAATCTCCAAAAAAATTTCAGGCTTCTATAAATACATTGTAGTAGTGAGCCAATTATTTCTAGAATTAATATTTCATCTTATGAAAAAAATAAATGATGATAAAACATTATCCCGTAAATTTTTAGAAAATATGATTTTAACTGCTGAACACAGTGATACAGCGACTATCTTAAATATAGCCATTGATGACTTAGAGAGTTTTTTAAAACTCACAATAGAAGATAAAAAAAATTTATTAAAGTTGATTGCAAAGATAGATAGGTTCTTTTTAACTAATAAATATAGACGAATTGGAAACTATTCATTAGCACATATTATTCGAAGTTTATGTAAAGGAATTATTCGTAAAAAATGGGGTGTAAACCCTGCAGTCCGTAAAGATGATGAAGAAGTTATTACTTCTGCTGCTGCTGCTGCTGCTGCTGCTGCTGCATCTTTAAATGAGTGGTGGATTGGTGGTGATGATGATGATGATGATGATGATGATGATGATGATGATGATGATGATGATGATGATGATGATGATGATGATGATGATGACGACGGTGATCATTATGTACTTACTAAACGTAAGCGTAGTTTTAGTTCCTTACCTCCACCAAATCCGGTAAATACAGATCCGGTAAATACAGATCCGGTAAATACAGATCAAAGAGAACAATGTAGACATGACGGAAGATGTTATCGAAGAAACCCAATGCATTATTCAAAATATAAACATTTAGAACAGACCGGTCCAGTTACAGTTACGAAAAAGCAACGGGGTCCAGGTTCAGACGAACTTGCTGGTGGTAAAAAACGACGTTCAAAAAGGAGTAAACGTTTCACCCGTCGTCGCCCCTCCACTAAACGCCACACCCGCCACCGTCGTACCAAACGTCGTCGCCACTAACCTCCCAATTTTGCCATTATTTTTTGCGAGATCTTGCTAAAAATAATGAAATACGCGTTCGCGTTTAATGCTTGCGCCGGTGTGAATGCTTGCGGTGATTCTTGCGAGATCGACCGCCTTTTTGAGACTTCTTGGCGCCCTTCTTGGACTTCTTGGCGCCCTTCTTGGACTTCTTGGAGCCCTTGCGGCCCTTGCGCTTGGTACGACGGCGACCGCCGCCTTGCTCTGTCGGGTCTACTGGGTCTGGAAGAAGCTCACCATTATTTGCGCCTGCTTCTGCGTCTGGGTCTCCTTCGACTGCGTCTGTGGGTGAGGCTGCGTTGTCTTGTGGGGCTGCGGATGAATACATTTGTATAGCAGCTTCATCAGTGATCAATGGAAATTTTGCTTTTAACTGACTTACGAATTGTTCTTGACTTAAACCTTTATTATGCAATATATCAACCATTTCTGTAATTGCATCAGCAGCATCAGGGACTGAAGCTGAAGCTTGGGCTGAAGCTGGGGCTGAAGCTTGGGCTGAAGCTTGGGCTGAAGCTGGGGCTGGGCCTCCGCCTCCGTTGTTGGCTGCGCCTGCGGCTGCGGCTGGGTCTTGGACTGCGGCTGGGTCTTGGACTGCGGCTGGGTCTTGGACTGTGGCTGGGTCTTGGACTGCGTTTGCGGCTGCGTCTGCGTCTTCGACTTTGGGGGGGATGTCTTCGCCATCTTCCGCCATCTTTATCTTATTTTATTAACGAGTCTTCTCTTATACATATTATCGATATTAAATTCATATCGATAATCAACAACGATTACCCCCTAAACATTAATCCACCCCCTCCGCGGGAAATCCACGAGGTATTCCGCCCAATCCTTCCACTCCGGGTGTTTTTTCATATGTTCCTTCACCGAAAACGGCGTCCCACACGGCGGTCCCCAATGCGCTAAAAACGACATTCGTTTCGCCGACGCACTATCCGCGATTTTTGTGTCATAGGCGCCTACGGGTTTATAGGGGATCGTTGCGCCACCTTCCCCTCCATCCGTGTAGCCATGTTTACAAACCGTCCGCGTATTCGGCGCTGTTTTTCCTAAATGATTGTCATAATGATCCGCCAGAATCCGTTTCATGACATCCGTATCGATCCGACCGTGGTACTTCTCGGTGAGTTTCTCCAACTGGACGCGCCTGTTGCCTATACTTGATGAAACGTCGCGCCATCCGCTCCCGCCCGCATCGATTGCACCAGCACCCGTTGCACCGGTCGCAGCCTTTGACGACAACGCATCCGTGCATTCTATATTCCTAATTCTCTCGTCATACGTCGAATTGAATCCGATGAATACTCCGTTTCGCGTGGTTTCTACATTCACGTAATTCAGGCCAAGCTCTACGCGCATGATGCGCGGTCCACCGCCTCCACCACGGTTCCGGGTGTCCCCAAACATCCATGAACACGCGTAATCCCCCGAGTTCCGTTTTTGCAATCTCTCGGCATATTCTTCTAAAGTTTTCCCGTATTGCATACATTCGCGAATTCTGCAACAAATCGGATCACGTAGTTTGAAAGCGTTAAATCCGCGTATCGTCGTCTCGCTGCCGATTATACCTGCGCTCGTCACGAAGAAATCGGTCATGCTCCATACACCACCAGGCGCGCTTTGCATCACCATTGCGCATCCATCCCCTTCCTCTGGTTCGATCCGCAGAATTACGTTTGAGAACTGGGCGTCTAAAAAGTCGGTGAACGACGAATGCCCGCATACAATTCCGCCATCTTTGGTCCAGTCCTCCCCAACCGCCATGACGAGCGAACACCTGTCTTTGAACTCATTTAGACGTGCATTACGTGCAGAAAGCGCGTTCGGGTCGGCAACAATCGCAAGTTCGTCGCGTATCACATCTGCGTACTTTTTCCGGTACTTTGGAGTATCGATGTACCGCAAGAGGTGCGCGTAGAAATAGGGGAGTGACATGTAGACATTGATAAGAATCACTTGGCAGACCCGGATCCCCGCCCCCGCCGCGATTCCTTCCATTTCCTTAAATATCTTTGGGAAGCGTTTTTTGATGACGGGGCGGTAAAAATCGTCGCAAAGGCCGTAGAAAAACTCGATATCACGCCCGTATCCTTGTTTGAATAGAAAATCGTACACTGTGAACATATATGTAAATCTCTCGGGATCTGCCGCGATCACTTGTTTTCCATGAGAAACGCCGCGTTCATATGGAGCGCCGCGAATCGTTATCCGCAGCCATCCGTCGTCGTCGTTGGTTTTGGCGCTTTTTGAATGTGTTTTTCGTCGCCGCGTTCGCGTTCGTCCAGGTTTTGTGTGTCGTTTATGCTTTGTTTCTTTCATTAAAAACGCGCGTATACCGCTGTCCGTATTTACTATATTATACGCCGATATTGATTTCATCCTTTATTACCACAATAAATAGATATAAAGATTTGTAAAATGTTATGTATAAAGATATGAGTTTTTCGAATTTAAACGCACATACCTCCGGAGGAGGGGGAGGCGCCGCGATGCCCGCATCCGCATCCACCGCCGTTAACACAGTCTCCGATTCATATGGAGGAGGTGGTGCCGCCTCAGATAATGTCCTCGTGATTAAAACGGTGCAAATCGCGCCAGTTCGAACGATGATGTGTGCGCTAAAGGAAATCTTGATCGAGACAAATATTACGTTTCAGAAAGACGGAATTCGGATTATCAATATGGATAAATCGCATACGATGTTGGCGCATATGTTTCTGGAAGCCGTGAATTTCGAGCTCTATGAATGCGCGCTTGATAAGATCATTATTGGTGTGAATATGTTTCATTTGTTCAAGCTGATCAACTCGATTGACAATGACGATACGCTCACCATTTACATTGAAAAGAAAGACTATAATGATGGTGTAGTATCGTACCTCGGTCTTAAATTCGAGAATGGCGATATCAAGCAATGCAAGACGCAAAAACTGCGCCTTATTGAGCCGGACCCGGAAGATCTCGTCGAACCCCAAGTTGCGTTTTCTAGCGTGATTAACCTCCCATCCTGCGATTTCCAAAAGATTATTCGCGACCTCTCCTGTATTTCTGAGAAGCTGGAGATTAAATCGGTGGGGAATGAGTTGATTTTCAGGTGTTCGGGGCAATTTGCGACGGCGGAGGTGCGGCGTGTAGAGTCGGATGGAAGTATGGAGTTTCTTCATAAGAAGGATGCTGGGAAGATTATCCAGGGTGAGTTTTCGTTGAAGAATCTGGGGTATTTTATTAAGTGTACGAACTTGTGCAACCAAATCGAGATGTACCTGGATAATGATATGCCGCTTGTTGTGAAGTATTACGTTGCATCACTGGGGACGATCAAATTGTGCTTGTCGCCGTTGCCGAGTTCGTAATTATGAAATAAAATAAAGATAATAAAACTGTGAATATATTATCTTTATATTTCTCGTACATAATAAGGAGGACTCTATGAATAAAACGATCTACGCGACGTATCATTCACAACTTCCGCCGATTGTTTTGAAACGTTGGAATGAATTAAATCCAGAATACGCGATTGATTTCAGTATGGATGTAGAGTGTATTAAGTTTCTTGAATCCGAATTTAATAGAAATGTTGCTCAACTGTTCGTAAATATCCAGCGCGGGATGTATAAGGCTGATCTATGGCGATTGTGTAAATTGTATACACATGGTGGAGTGTATGCGGATATTGATTTGGTTCCATTTGCCCCTATCTCGAAGAGTATTACGGATGATACGGCGAGTATGGCCCCTAGCTACTTTTATTCATGTTTAAGTCTAAGCAGTCCTAGTATTTTTCAGGCATTCATGTACCAGTCTTGCGCAAAAAGTCCACTCTTGTTAGGATTTATAGTGTCATTTATTGTGAATAGGCCTTATACAAACATAGATAATGGACCAACAATGGATATGTATAATTTGATATTGTATAATGTTCAAGCTGAAGCTATTGCCAATCATTCCGCCGTACCTGACGCGCTTCAGCCATTTACATATTACTACTTGCGGAAGATTCGTATCCCAATTTACATTACATCCATCGATAAAGATATTGTGTCACTACAATATTTCCCTTCGAATGTTGAGTATACACTTTCCATTAGTCCGAATACGCGCAACAAATGGGTACTTGCAAATCAAGATAAATTAAGAATGAAGATCGAGAATCATTGCCTCATTGTGAATATTGTAGATGATACAGAGACTGCAACCGACTATAATAATGAAAGCTTTATCGTTGATATTTGTATTGATTTACCGGAACTTCGGCCAGAAGTTGTATATTTATTCCAAGAATGTATTCGTGAACCAAACAAATACTACACATGCTACATCGCAGATTGTAATGGTAAAAATATGATGGATTGCCGTGACCGTAATTATATTCGCGACCGAGGTTGGATAAATCAATGAACAAAAAGAAAATAATGAGAACCAGCAGTTGGGTTCATATTATTTATTGCCGCTGCTGCCATTTTTCGCGGAGCATGCATACTAATATTCTGGTGTATGTTTCTTGAACAAACACCCGTGTGCTGTAATTCCTTCCAATTCACGGATAATTCCGGCGTTCTGGAAATTACAATTCGCCATCCAGATTTTGATAATACAGAAATTCTTCTTGGGTGAAATGGTGATACCATTCACGATAGGAATCACATTCATATTGGTAGAAATCGTCTCACCTACTGTGACATATGACAATTGTTTCCACGCAGTGTTTACTTCCTTATTTGCAACCTTGTACGAGAAGCAGCCACCATTCCGGTTTTGCGGGTCTTCCCACATTGGAACAATACCAGACCGCATTAGAAACAACATACAGTTCATAACAAGTTTGGGCGGGAGAACCTCGAAAATCGCGATTGCTTGCTCAGCAGTATCAAATTCGTAGATCTTTTTATAACTTGATGCGGCCCAGTTTGTATCATGAGGAAGATGCGCCCATAGAGTCCAACGATGCGACAATTTATGAAATTGGTCCGACGCCGTCGCAGTCGCCGTCGCCGTGTTTGATTCAGGAGTCGCAATATTTAGGTTTGTTGTTGCCATAATAATATTGTTGAACGAAGTACGAAGAATGAATTTCCGTAAAAAATGATGTGGATGGGATAATACACACCGTATATTATACAATCAATTTTTTTTTATACTCTTTATCTCAATGTGGCGATGGATCTTCGATCATTTCGAACTCGCGATCAACCTCGCTTGATTCATTGTTAGGTTTATTATCATTGTCACTGGTTTCGTCGTCGTCGTGTTCGTCGCGGTCATCGTCGTCGTCTTCGGTATGTATGTCACTGTCACTATCGGTATCGCTATCAGAACAGTTGTAGTAATTTGTCAACACACCATCAATATCGTATACTTGAGAGTCGTTAGACTCGAATACAGGGCATCTCAATACAGAATCCACCTTTACAACATATCTGGATCCAACAAGAAGAGAATGACTGTCGTTCATGTTATAAATAACATATTGCGCGTCCTTTTCACTTTCATCCGCAGTCGTTTCTTGTACATCATCTGCCTTCGCGTCATTCGCGTCCTTCGCCAGTTCCTTAAGTGCATCAAGTGCCTTTGAATTGAAAACCTGCATATATTTTTTCATAGAATCATGAAACGGCAACGTCAATACATATGTTGAGAATGGCTGACCAATATACTTGGCAATATCGGCCCTACCATGTTCGTAATACATTTTCCATTGCAAAAACTTCTTGTCAAGAATCTCGTTTTTTTCAAGCAAGAAATCGTATGGGTGCTTCAATGAGATCAAGAATGTTTCAGGGGTATTCGCATTGTCATCACTCGGTAAACAAACTGTAAGTTCTGCATAATTTGCCAACTGATTCCGTTTTTGAAATGATCGATAATGTGGACTAATAAGCGTATGGGTTCGTCCTGAAAAATCGCCACGATGAATACGAGCGACTGTTTCATTATCGAATTTATGGATGATAAAGTCGTAAATGTCATTGTGTGTCTCTGTGAGTTCAGGAGCTTCGCCGTGATTCTCAAGACGATACTGTTTGCATTGTCGGTCGATCCATTTACATATGTTGTACTTGGCACGGTCGATTCGATAAACAGAATTCACGTCACTTTGCTTGTAAAAACACATCGACGACGCTGTATAAATCTCACGCCCATTTTTGACGACAGTATATGTGCTAAAGGTATATTGTCCGAAAATACGCAATGATGAATATACAACGTTTGTCAAAAACTCCTTGATCGCGCTTACTGTGTTAAAAATTCCAGATTGAATAAAACGCCATAGTAGCATGATTGGTGCAATGTTTCCGGTTGAAAGTATAATATATAGCAAAGGAAAAAGTATATACGTAGAAAAAAGCGCAAATGTAAGTTGCGTCGTTGTCATGTCGACTTGGTATTCTTTATTCGAAAATGTTGGTGGTGGAATATGGGTATTTATGAAATTTGGTGTTAGTTTTATAACTCTGGGGTCCATGTCGTTTCTATTTTTGGCCGAACATAGATATTGGTTATTTTTATGATCGTGGAAGCAAAACATCGTGGTCGTCTTTACTCGCCGTATGAGGTTTCTATGTATATAACCCATCAAAATCTTTTTATGTTGTTATTTACGGGGCGGAGGAGGTAGTGGTTGTGCCTGGGATGGATGGCGTGGTTGGCCAGGTTGGCCTGGACGCTGCTGCTGTTGCTGCTGTTGCTGCTGTTCCGGTTTCTCTCGAACATGTATATTTGTTTTTCCCGGATTAACACCGAACACATAAAATAAAACACTACTGATGTAAGTTAACATAATGATTGGGATGATTACGATAAACCATACAAACTTGGTGTATCCGTTGAGACACAAAATATTCAATATTGCTGTGAATATAAACATGATAATAAATTTTAAAAGGGATGTTTCGTACTGACCCTGGAATAAATCAATTATGATTTGAACCATCGAGAAAGCTAAATAAAGAAGTGCGGGTGAACATATTTTTTCAAGCATGATTTGGATCCAAATGAACGAATAAAAATATTATATATTACACCCAGAATATATTATATTTCGAACAGGGATTGCTTACTTCTTTCCCTTGTTGAACACGGCAACGCCATTCTTGAAGACGCCAACTTCATCGCCAACATCGTCATCAACGCAAGCATAGATGATTCCGTTTTGCGAGTCAGTTGTGAAGTAGGTCTTTCCTTTGATCTTGACTTCAGATACTTCAATTTCAGCCTCCTCTTCGGGTTCGGGTTCGGGTTCAGCTGCTGCTGCTGCCTCTTCCTCCTCCTCCTCCTCTTCGGCTTCTTCTTCTTCCTCTTCAGGCTCTGCTGCCACCGTATCCTCTGCCTCTTCCTCCTCCTCTTCGGCTGCTACGGTCTCCTGTGCATCCTCCTCTTCTTCGGCTTCCTCTTCTTGTTCGACTGTTTCCTCCTCCTCTTCTTCGGCTTCTTCTTCTTGATCAGCGGTCTCCTCCTCTTCTGGTGCGTCAGATTCTACATCACCGTCACCATCGTCATTCTCCGCCGCCGCCTCTTCCTCATCCTCTCCTGCATTCTCCTCACCGACAGCATCTGCGTCTTCTTCCACGAGTGCATCAGAAGATATAATGACGTTTTTATGAGTCGTTGATGAAACGACATGCTCGTCATCGTGATCGTCATCGTCGTCTTCTTGCTGCTGCTGCTCGTTTTCATGTATCTCTAACTTGACGGATTCTTCTTCTTGTCGATTCACGTCATTTCCAGTAGAAGCAACGGATTTCATGTCCACCTTAGATTCCAATGCGTGAATATATCGATTGAGATCCACAATCGCGGACTGTAGTTGTGCAATTTCATCTTCACGATTTGGCGTTCGATTGTCGTGATGATTGTTGTGGTCATTTGATGCGAAGCTTCCTCCGCCAGATTGTTCCAATTCCATAATTCGTTCTTGTAGTCTGCGAACACACGGTAATCCCATAATTGTATCGTGTGTTTCCTTGTATATTGTATATTCTCCAATCACTCCGGACAGTATACTTGTGATGTGTTTTGTCATAACCTGTGAAACATCTTCAATCATTGGTCGGATATCAATCGTCATACCGCTACTAGACGTTGATGACGAAGACGATGTCGAAGACGACGAGAAGGGTGTTTCATGCACAGTTCCGGACATTATGCTTAATTCAGAGCTGTATTCTTTATATTGTAATGTGTTTATTTCAATTTTCATTCGTTAGAATACTAATTCGAACCCCGAATACTAATTCGAACCCCGAATACTATTTTTTCCCACAGTATTATAAGGGATATAAAGTTCATTGATTGTATAATTCTATTGATAATGTCAGCAGAATCCGAAAATACTGCGCCTGCGCCTGTGGCAGCGAGTGCCCCAGTTCCATCTCCTGCAGTGATAGATACGATGGTAAAGATTATTATGGGTCAAACTGAAATGACACATGAAGAAGTTGTAAGTGCATTAGAACGTACAAATTACGATCTAAAACGAGTTATTCGTGAATATATGGGAGGAAGTAGTGGTCAAACTTCGACGGGGGCGTCGTCGTCGTCGTCCACGAATCAATTACGATTTTCTGAAATTAGGCAATTTATGGACACATCGGATCAAATGTACTACCGTCGTCAAGAGATGGCAAAGATTTATAATCAGGTTCTCGATAGAAAAAAGGCGGAAGCGGAAGCGGCGGCCGCAGCAGGAGCAGCAACAGCATCAAAACTATAACCGGTGAACAATGCATTCTAAATCGCGAATACCTGAGAGGTATTCTCTTGGAAGGAGTTTGACACCTGCATATTTGCTTGTAGCACAGTTCATTTTAGAGAACAACACCATTGTATTATAACGTTTGATCGGCGGGTTTAGGTTTTGTTGAACAACCAGTGTTTCATTTGTCACTGGATCATGTTTCCAAATCAGCGCAACATGTCCATAAGGATAGTCCGGTTTTTTATACTTCCAGAATAAAATGCTTCCAGGGCGTAAATAATAGGACGCTGGTCGTGAATATGGAAATGCACATGTTTCTATTTTCACGACTTCTGGTGTAGAGGTGGGGGCATCGCTTGTCCGTGTGAATGCATCAATACGTTTGAAAAAATCGCTTGCATCTACCACATCAGGAAATGTTAACCCTTTATGAATAGAGAAAAACCGCCGGATGAGTTCTACGCATTGAAACTCCATTCCATATTTCGTGTGATGAACTGCATTTTTCGTTTTTTTTATGTACAGCACAATATTTTCCTTTTCTTCTTTATTTTGTTTTGACATTCTATTAATTATACGATATATTTTATTTATAGCGTATAATTCATTCGCCGATTCGCCCATTCGCTCATTCGCTCATTCCGCCCCACTTTGAACCACCATTGTCTTATACTTCTTCTTCATTTTAAGACTGTTGGCGGGAATTACCTTACTATTCACTAGAAAATCATTATTATCTTCATATAATTCCGGTAAAATATGCGTCAACGGTTTATTGACAATATGAATTATTTGTGGCCCCTTTAATAATGATCGGTATTCTTGAATCGTCAGGTTACCATAGTATTTGTCCAATAAGTAGTGCGGATTTGGAGCAGGTTTGAATCCTTTACTATTGGGTACACCATACAATAAATGAAGCAAATGCAGCCTTTCAAATTTGCTTGATGTATCGAGCGACTCTTTCAATAGCGATGCAACGGCGCATTGAGGCGAGCAATAACACCCGGTTACTTGAAAAACACCATTGACGATCATGATCGGTATATAATAGATCGGTCCGTCAAACTCACACGTATCCCAGAAACAGGCGGGTCGGTGATTCATTTTAGTTTGAATCGATTCGCCATTATGAAACGAATATTTTAACCGGTGGATCTTTTTCATTATCTCCTTTTGGTTACGTTCATTAATGACCTGAATCGCGGCATCCGTTCCCGTGTTTGCCTTTTTAGAAGATACGGTAGAATGACTCTTCGAGTTTGCTGTCGCTGTAATCGTGTTAGCTGTTACTGTCGCCGTTGTGGTTTCGACTATTGGATTCGTACCACTAATGCATGATGTGGATTCATTGTCGGCAATATTGTTTTCAATCATGATCATTCGTGGATCATCATCCGTTTCAAGGGTATCACTTTCGTACTCATGCAGTGCATCGTTATTTTTTTGGGTAGATATATCGCTCGGTTGAAGATAATTCGATTGCGCAATATATGATTCTACTTCACTTATCGCTGGCGTATATTCATAATTTGAGATGGATTCATTTGTTTTCAAGTCGGATATATGACACTTCAAATGTAAGATAATATTTGGAACTTCAGTTGTATCATATATACCGCCTTTTGAATTTAATATGAGACCGGCTTTTGGTTTTCGACCACGCTTTTTATTAATTTGACCTTTATGGATTTGGTTCGGCGACACAAGATCGTTTTGGATGAATGAATTATCCTGCAATGTATCATCGTTGGATGATGCCTGCCCTGATGAAGATGAACCCACAACCGGATAATGGTTATGTTTCACAATATAGTTATGATCTGTCTGCTTCAGAATGACCATATTCGGAAATGTTGGTTCTGAAATGGGCGAGTCGGGTTCGATGGCAGGTTCAGGTACATCACCATCATCAGACACTGGCACTGGCACTGGCACAATATCGGGTTCAACAACCTTTTTACGTCGATTACTTGTTTTTTTGACAGGTGTAGCTTTTTCGGGGATCGGGGCAAGGGAAACAGCGGCAAGAGGAGAAAATGTAGGCATCACCAAAATAAGAAAAAAAATGACATATATGATCCATGTTTTTATGTTTATACCCTTTTGTTTGTGGTCTGATTCATAAAAAGAACTTAAACATATTATGACCTCTTTTTATGACGCATGATTCTTTTGTTTTATTTCAGTTTCTCACCCCCCCCCATCCCCCGCCTTCTTCCGCGCCTCCGTCTGATAACACACGCGACATAATGGAATATAATTTGACGATCCAATGACGACTTGATCCACTTCACGAGATGTTCGGAAACTGAACACACCGGGGGTTCCATCACGACACAAACTACACAGCGACTTTAACTTGGTAATATGGTCACTGAATGGGACCAGCTGAAGCAAGTTTCCGATTGGCTTTCTCTCGAAATCGCCGTCCAATCCGCAAATATAAACGCGCTTATTCGACTGCTCCACGAGGATTTTCACTTGCTCTTCGATGTCGCTGAAGAACTGCCCTTCATTGATGAGGATTGTTTCCGCACGGGCGATGGTTTCTGAATGATTCTGAATTGCGTCTTGAATGGATGTTGCAAGAATACACGGGATCATCTGCTTATCATGCGTTGACAGCATTGGTTCAGTTGTATAACGGTCATCCGCCGCATAATTGATGACTGCAACTGGAATATTACAGAATACACACTTCTTGTACACATCCAGAAGATAGGAGGTTTTTCCGGAAAACATAGAACCAAGAATCAGTTCTAAATAACCGTGAGGAGCACGCGGAGTTGTTGACATTTGGGCGGTTCTTTTTATAAACGTTATACTACTTTATATTGTATATTACGCAAAAAGAGAATCAATTCTTTTATGGATCAAAAGATTTGAATACATAGTGACATAAATATATGTCAACGACATAAATATATTTCAAGTAGTATAGTTATTAAGATCCAGGAGATGACGTCGAATATTGCGAGTAATGTCGTTGATCATGAGACGCATTCAAAGAATGACTCCATGCCATGGGTTGAAAAATACCGCCCATCATGCTTCGACGAAATCGTTCTTGATCCAATGAACCGCACGATTTTATCCAATATCTTAAAAACGAATTATTTTCCAAACCTGTTATTCTATGGACCACCAGGTACAGGTAAAACAACCACAATCATTAACCTTGTCAACGCGTATCAGTCCAAACTCAATATGCGGAATCGTGGACTGATGATTCATTTGAACGCATCGGACGAACGCGGAATCGATATTATTCGTAACCAAATCAATAGTTTTGTGAGTACGAAATCCATGTTTGGGAATGGCATAAAGTTTGTTATTCTCGACGAAGTGGATTACATGACGACCAATGCGCAAATCGCGCTACGTTATTTATTGACGAGTTATACTGACAATAATGTACGGTTTTGCTTGATTTGCAATTATGTATCTCGGATTGATGAGTCACTTCAGACAGAGTTCGTCCGCATGCGCTTCAATCAATTACCCGAATCAGATATTCTTGTGTTTCTGCGCAAAATACGCGATAATGAAAAACTGAGTTTGACAGATTCTAACCTCATCGCCATTCAACGCCAATTTCATTCAGATATTCGAAGTATGATCAACTATATTCAAACGAATCAAGAGCACCTACAAGAATTACATGTGATTACAAATAACGTATGGGATAGAATGGTGGATTTATTTCGTGATCCAGCTTGCGATATTCACATTATCACAACATACTTTCGAGAGATTGGCGCACAATACTATATTGATCCGCGCACGATTATTAAACAGTTTTTGTATTATATTGTTCGACACCGTAGCGCAGAAATGGTTTCTGTCTCATTGTTGAATAGTATAGAACATATTATTCATCTGCATCATATTCGGAACGAGTATATTATTCATTATTTCATCCTGAAATTTCGCGCATATTTTCTAACTACACTAGTCGAGGGTCATACTGCACCTGTAAAACGGATTATCAAGGTGAAAAAAACTAAAAAGCAATTGATAAGTTCTTAATATTTTAAATTGAATTGTATTGATTCGTTTGTATCGAATTGCATGAACGACTGAATCGTGGAACTAGAACGATGCCAATTCATATACCCTCTGGTGCCACTGCCGCAAGTGAACCGGAAATCGATGCGGAATGGATGAAATTCATGTCACGTATTACACGACAAATGAACTGCGACACAGTGGATGATGATACTATAAGTGATGATGCATCTGACACCCCTGATGTGAACATGCATAATCAGACGTCGTCACAAGCTTCGAATGCATCACCATTCGCCACTTCGAGTGCTGATAATTCGAAACTTCATTCGAAGCCCAAAAAATCATGTATATCCAAAAAGACCCAGCGTAGATCATATTCGTTTATTGATGATTCAATATCAGATGATCCGGCAGCGTTATTGAATGCTCCTGCTGCTGCTGCTGCCGTCGCAGCCACCGCAGAACCTATGAGTCGTATTCGCAAAAGATTCACACCCATTTATATCTCGACCAAAACAAAGATCGCGTATTTGAATCAACCTGTCAACATTTATGACATTTTCTGGAAAATACCTGTTCAGCATTATTATCAGAGGACCGAAGGTGTCGTGAAAAAACAAATCAAGTTCCAAACGACCGACCCTGCGACAGTTGCGTCGATTAAGGAAAAGTTACAACAACAACCAAGGTGTTATGATGAATATATCATTGAACATATTGACAACCCAACCGGCAGAATTCCATACAAGGATCAACGAAAGGTAAGTATTGGACTCTGCAAAAAAGATCTAACTGGCGGAAGCCACAAAAAAAAGCGCGCATTCTTCAACTGCTTTGTACTTATATTGCGAATCAATAGTGGAATTGCACCACCAGATGAGCGCGCACCAGAGGACGACATTCTGTATAAAGAAATGCATGTCAAGGTTTTCAATACCGGAAAACTAGAAATTCCGGGTATTCAAGAAGACGCGACACTCATTCAAGTATTGCAACTCCTCGTGGTTGTATTACGACCATTCTTGGGAGACGGTCTAGATTATCTTCGAAACCGGTGCGAAACAGCACTCATCAATTCGAATTTCAACTGCGGATTCTACATTGATCGTGACAAATTATTCCAGTTACTGAAATACAAGTATCGCATGAATTGTAATTACGACTCATGCTCCTATCCAGGAATTCAGAGCAAGTTTTACTACATTCCAGACAAACCACAAAACGAACAAAACGGCCAACAACCCGTATCAATGAGTATGCCATATTATGAAGTGTCATTTATGATTTTCAGAACAGGAAGTATCTTGATTGTTGGAAAGTGTAACGAGGACATCCTTCACGCGATCTATCGCTTCATTTGCACAATATTAGAGACGGAGTACTCAGCAATTCAAATGGGAGATATTCCTGGAACGAATGGCGGCGATAGTAGTACAGTACTCGATGAAACTACTGGGGATGTAGCCGGCGTCCAATCGTCAAAAGGTATCAAAAACACAAGAAAAAAGAAGATCAATACTATCGAGATCCGTTTCTACAATGAAGATGAATGACAAAATCGCGCGAAATATTTAGCATAATCATTCGTTCGTTCGTTCGTAAAGAATATAAAGATTTAAAAATTGTGTATTCTATATACCGTCTATTTACTCTATGTCATCCAATCAAACTGGAGGTAGCTCCGCAGTGGTTGCATCGTCATCATCCAGTGGCGATAATCAACAGATTAGCAGAGTTCCAACGTATGCATGTTTTCAGCATGCAACCAAAGTTGCAATTTTAGAAGACAAACCAATTATTTTTGATTACTGGGTGAGTTCATTAGAAAAATCATGCCTTATTGGGGTTCGTTCTAACAATGAAAAGCTGCTTGTGAAGAGTGAAGATGAGTATACTAGCCCGATTGCAAAGATTTTCAAGGTGGATACAGAGTATATTATTGTCACTGCAAACTCGATTTACATCGTGTCGGCAGATATTAGCACTAGACGAATTAATTAATTTATCATACCGCAGTACAATTGTGCTGTAGTAATATTCTTATAATCGGTATATTATTATAAGAATAGATATATAGCATATAGCATATGGCGACTACAATAAATATTACAAATTCTGGTTCAGGTGCATACTTAATAGATAATGTAAGTAATGGTACTATACAACTGATTCGCGGAAATACATATAACCTAGTAATAAATGCGTTTGGACATCCTTTCTGGATTCAAACGATATCGGGTGAGCAGAACGTTAACTATATCTATAATTCAGGTATCACTAATAATGGAACACAAAACGGTACTATTGTATTTGTAGTTCCAAATGATGCACCAAGTACATTATATTATGTTTGTCAATTCCATTCAGAGATGCAAGGAATCATAACTATTACGGGTTCAGGCACATCATCTCAAGTGCCAACAATCACTGGTTTCATTATACAAGACAGACCGTATTTAGATGGAGGAACATTTACATTGATTACACCAACATCCAATAGTACAGGTGAATTTTCATATGAGAGTTCAGATCCAACCATTGCAAGTATATCTGGATCTACTGTCACTATTTTACAGGCAGGAATTGTTACAATAACCGCAAATCAAGCTGAAACTACAAATTATACGGCTGGTAGTGTAACCGCTACATTTACGATTAGTAAACTGACTCCATCCATAAGTAATTTCACTATTGAAGACAGAATGTATGTAGATGGAGAAACCTTTACATTGACTACACCAACATCCGACAGCCCAGGTGCATTTTCATATGAGAGTTCAGCTCCTGCCATTGCAAGTATATCCGGATCTACTGTCACTATTTTACAGGAAGGAGATAATATTACAATCACTGCAACTCAATCCGAAACTACAAATTATACAGCTGGTAGTATAAGTACGATATTTAATATTACATCAAATACTAACAATCCGATACCAACAATTACTGATTTCATTATACAAGACAGGTCGTATTCAAATGGAGGAACATTTACATTGACTACCCCGACATCCAATAGTCCAAGTGCATTTTCATATCAGAGTTCAGCACCGTCCATTGCAAGTATATCTGGATCTACTGTCACTATTTTACAGACAGGAAATGTTACAATCACTGCATTCCAGGCATCAAATGCAAATTTTAGATCAGGTCGTATAACTGCAACATTCACTATTAATAAGGCAGATACAATTATCACTGGTTTCAGTATTCAAGATAGGCCGTATTCAAATCGAGGAACATTTACATTGACTACACCAACATCCAATAGCACAGGTACATTTTCATATGAGAGTTCAGCCCCATCCATTGCAAGTATATCGGGATCTACTGTCACTATTTTACAGGCAGGAAACGTTACAATCACAGCATCCCAGGCATCAACTACAAATTATACGGCTGGTAGTGCAACCTCAACGTTTACGATTAGTAAACTCACTCCATCCATCAGTAATTTCATTATTGAAGATAGACCTTATTTAAGTGGATCTACTTATATATTGACTCCGCCATTATCAGATAGTACAGGTATATTTTCATATGAAAGTTCTGACCCAACCATAGCGAATATTGTAGATGGAACAAATACTGTAAGTATTTTACAATTAGGAAATGTTACAATTACAGCATATCAAGCACCAACTATCAATTATGAATCATCTAATATAACGGCGTCATTTGATATTGTCAATCCATCTATAGTATGTCTAACAAATCCGTCAAAGGTAAATATAATAGCCTCTAATGGAAATAAATATGTATTCAATAATCTAACATTATATGAATCGACTAGACTATATGGATTAGGAATTGGTACTTATATTTTACAGAATGTACAAGAAAGTCATCCTATGGCTTTATTGAATAAGGAAGTAACAAGTAGTATTAGTTATAGTGGAGATAGTAATAAAAAATTAACAAAATCTGTTAATGGAGTTTCTTATGATTTTTATTATGGAAATATAACGGTTCAAGTTAATAGTAATTTTAATACAATAAGCATTTATTGTTATTATCATGGATACATGGGAGGAGAAAATTTATTTATATATAGTGATTCTTGTTACATAAAATCAAATCCAAACATAACTAATTTCGATATTCCAAATGATACTTATTTAAGTGTAGGTATTATTCGATTATCTCCACCATTATCGAATAGCAGTGGTGCGTTTTCGTATTATAGTTCTAATCCAAAAATAGCAATTATAGATGGATCTAAATTAATTATTTTACAAGTAGGTACTATTACTATTACAGCAATTCAAGCAGAAACTAGTATTTATAACACGGGAAGCATTTCAAAAACCTTGACTATTAATAGAATACCATCCAACTTTTATAATAATTCTATCATTTATTTAAACGATTGTACTGCATGCTATACATCGAGATCCCCCCCTGAGCGTATAACTACAATAACTCCCACTTCATTAAATGCCGCCGTTCGTATTGTTTGGGAACCGCCACAAAATATATCAAACGTCATCATTGATTCTTATGTCATTTGGTATAAATTCACGGGGGCACCATTGAGTCAGACATTAGGTGAAGTTTTTTCTTTTGTAACAAATGCAGTAGTATCCGAGCTTTCTAATGGCGTTTCATACGATTTCTGGATTGTTGCTAAGAATCGTTTTGGTGAAAGCCCATACTCGCCTATTGTAACTATTATTCCTGGAGCGGCACCTTCACCATCACAAATTATGCGTCGTGCATATCATTCCACAACTGCTGGAAACGGTATGGGTCTCGACCCCAATACATTACAAAAAATCGGGATCGAATTTACACCACCAGCATCAAATAATGGCGCGCCTCCTATTATTTTTACTATAAAATATACACGGATTAGTGATATTGATGGGTATGTTAGCGGTGGCAGTAATAGTGATATTTCATTCGTTATTACTGAAACTATACAGGATAGTCAAGTATTGCGAGACGCATCCAATGATCTTGCAATTAAGTCTACTATACCCGTGAAGGGAGAATATAACCGAAGAGAAATTATACCGCCATATAATTCTATAGTTACTGGAAATTACCGGTTTGAAGTATTCACAAATAATAGTTATGGTATTTCTAATGGTCCAGATGTATCATTTGTTATACCGATATACTCATTCAATGATGCAAATATGGTGGGTTCACTGATCCCTCGTATCGTAGCGCCGACATTTTCATCCTATACGAAACCAGAAAATGCAGGTATTGTTAGCATCGTCGCATCGGATTCTTCTTTTCGGTTTCGATGGAAACAATACCGCGGTACTGGAAATGGAAGCACAGGGTCAGATGCATATGCAGGTTGGGTGTATCGTATTCAATACACCGATGATAAAGATTATTGGTATTCTCCGCCATCACCAATATTACAAAGATATCCAGAATATACTGTTCCATACAACAGAACGAGTGAAGGGTCAAATACAGATAATTTCGAGTATTTTATTGATATTAGTAATAATGTTATCAATGGGCGTCGATATTATTTAAGATATTGTGTGGTAAATGCGCTTGGTGATACAAGTGAATATACACAAGTTACCGATACAAACTTATCGCTTGTTTCAACAGTACCTGGTAAACCACCACTGCCCCCCCCGATCTTTAACGCTGCAGTGGATGATCGTTTGGTGCGTCTTTTTTTCACTTGGTATAAAGATCCACCGACAAATAAATTGATAGGTGGTATGCCATCAAGTGAAATGACTGGTGGACCGCCACTAATAGATTATCGCATCGATCGATATATTATTACACGCACTGGTAATGTAATATCAACTACTAGTGAACCTAATGCGACATTTTATAATATCGTCGGACCGTATTATGAAGACACAAAGGATATTCGATTTAATGGTGCAGAGTATCTTTATCGAATTTTTACTCGAACTGCATTTGGGTATTCTACACTTTCTACGAGTGTTACAGCGATCCCATCTCGTAAAAGTGACGTGGTCTATAATGTAACTTCCGCGGTTGATACATCTAAGATTACTTTAAATTGGTATCCACCAAGGATAATAGAACCAGGTGTACCGATCGTACAATATTATATTCAATATCGTATATTTGATAGGACTTTAATTAGTCAAATACCATCAAATAATATTGTTGGGTCATTTACAAATTCACCTTCTATTACTGTAACAATTCAAGATATGAACTCTATTTTAGTAAATGATGCATTATGGTCGACTTTAACATCAGAGGTTGTTTCTGTTTATACAAATAGCACAAATCTATATTATACCATTGGCGGTTTAATAAACAAGACGGCATATGTATTTCGTATTGGGGCTGTCACTCAAGACAAAGCCCGAAGAAATTTGATTGGCTTAATCAAAGTAATTGCGCAAAATAGTCCATATTTGTCACGACCTACTATTATTGGTAAAGTACCAGAACGCCTGCAGAATGTACAATATACGGTTGGTTCTGAAAGCATTATCATATCATGGTCAGGTACAAACGTAACGAATAGTGAATTAATCTCACGTTTCATTGTAGATTATCGCATTTTTGGTTCTGGTTCGGAATATTTAACACAAACATTCGAGTATATAAATAGCGTAACATTCAATAATGAAATTGATATTGTTTTATTTTCAATCACTGTAACTGGTCTAGAAACAAATGTTAGTTCACGCCCGCTTACAAATATAAATAGTTATGAAATGGTTGTTTATGCTGAAAATGCAGTGGGTTATACGAATACCATTAATAAGATTAATTTGCATGCAGATTTACAGTTTACCGATGTATACGAGAATCTGACTATTCCACGATTGGTACGCCCAGCATCACTTCCATCAATCATTAGAGAAGTGCGGGAGTAAAATGTTTTTACAATATTACGAATATGTATAGATGGCAACACTAACAGAACCGGTGTTATCAAATTTTGTGGTAATTCCACGAGATTATGGAACACCGCCATTTGATCTGACAAATCCAACTTCTACAAATAAAAGTATATTTTCAACATATACTTTTACGACCGATACTTCAGGATCCGAAATTATATCTATAAGTGGCCGTACAGTTACTATTTTGAAATCAGGTAATGCTAATATTACGGCAACTCAATCCGCGTCATTTGGGTTCTCTTCCGGGTCGATTACTACACTTTTTACTGTCAATGTGGCCATACCTACTTTGTCAAATTTCGTCATTCCACAAAAATCATTTTCGGATGTTTCATTTACATTGACGGATCCCACATCCAATAGTAATGGTAATGTCATATTTACTAGCTTAACACCAGATATCATTAGTATAACTGGTCGTATTGTAAAAATCAAACGTGTTGGTCGTGCGAGAATTGAAGCTACGAAATATCCTTCCGGAAGTTATGGAACGGCAAGAATTATCGCTGAATTTGATATTCTTACAAGTATCGTTCGCGTTGGTGTGCAAAATCAAATTGATTTATCGTGGAATCGACCTATTGAAAATGGTGCAACTATCAAAAACTATTTTTTTTATGTAGAAGAGCGAATAAGTAATGTAGTACCTGCACCGTCAGTGAATACTATAATGCAAACGGTTCCTTTGACTGCCTTTTCTTATTATTCTTATACATTGCCAGTATCATATTACGCCCCTATATTATCAACCACTGGTGTTCCGACAGGAATAGATATCAATTCTGCTGGTACTTTTTTTAATATATCAACTCTGTTATCCGCTAACGAAAATAATTATTTTGACCTCGGATATTATGGTGAAATAGAATTATCGTGGGTGTATCATAGTGATCGACCAATTATAGAATTAAATCCAGATGTAGTTGCATTAACTACAATTACATTATCATTATACAAAGAATCTACTACTTCTCCCGATAAGCGTATACAATTAATACCTGATACTGAACGTAACTATGATTCTAATACGAATTGCCTTGGACCTCGACCTCAAAATAATAATAAAACAATGACTGATATTTTTACAATTGTGTTTAATTCTACCGCTCTACGCGAGTTAAAATATTTAAAACCATCGGATATATTATCTGGTACAGTAAAATTATCAAGTTTGTCTTATTCCCCAGCTTCTGCACCCACTACAACACGCGATTACAGTATTGTTATCAAAGGTATTCGTATCGTGCCTTATCGACTAGCATTGACCCGGGATTTTACATCACTCGGTTTTGGTGCATACAATACTGATACTGGTGTCGGCTTTTCAGTGTCAACTGTGAATGCAGCGGCTCCTAATGCATCATCTGGTATATTGTATCATATGCCGAGGATGACACGGCCTCTTACCGATTTCAATGAAGCGAAATGGACGTTTTCATGGAATTATGGTGTAAATATTAACCGTTTAACTACTGATATATCATTCTTGCCAGTGAATGGCAGTATTTCGAATTTGAATATTCCATTTCGATTACGAATTCAGGGATACTCTCGGCCTTATTCAAACGTAATAACACAGGAGATATCAATTCAGCAGTATAACACAACTAATGTTGCTGTTTTTTTGTCGAATCTCAATGACGCTCGTTTCTATACACGTCGTTTATTCGATGTAATATTAGACTCAAGCGCAAGTTATGCAGAATTCATCGCCGGAACAACCGCGACGACGACATTCGACATTTCAGGATCGTCGAACTTTCCGGAATTTTCTACCAATTTAGATACTTCACATACACAATTTGTCTTTCTTTTTCAGCTTACGATAAATGATACGAGTTATAATCAGTATTTCCGGTCGATAAATACCGAAGCTGATGCATTTCATGTTAAAATGTTATCTCAAACATTTACTCCTCGACAAGAATATCGGTTCGCAGGACCAGATCCTACAATTGCATCTTCCAATGATATCAATAGTACAACGAATACTATATATAATCTAACTGATGCTTATACCAATATAAATCCATATTATCGTTTTTACAACTTGGCAAATGGAATATTTTATTCTTATCAAATTGCATCGAATACCCGATTTGGTACAAGTGGATTTTCAGAATCATTTACACGGAGGTGTGGATCTATACCAAATGACCTTGTAAATATTGTTATTGAATCTGAAAAAACTACGAGCCAGGTAAATCTTTACTGGGATAAACCGACATTTTCCGGTTATGAGATAAAGTACTTTGTTATTCAGATGTCGATTGATTCAACTGGACGATGGTTAACATTTTTGGATTATACCCCCGATGTATCTCATAATACAATAACATTTAATACTTTCGAAGATACAATCGTACCAGTTACATCTGAAACAGCTTTGCAATATGAAAAGATAATCACTACTTATAAATACAAATCAAACAGTGAAACTGGACCTCTAATTAACGGGAGTAAATATTATTTTCGTATTGCTAGTGTCAACGAATTAGGATATTCCCTCTTTTCGCCGATATTAACCGGTATTCCATTTTCTCGTCCAGAAAATACTCCAATTGAGTTTTTTGGAAACCCTATTATTGGTAACCAATTGATTTATATTAGTTGGAAAATACCTATTCAAGACGGAGGATCACCTATATTAAATTACATTATTGATTATGAAGAAGTTATCGACAATATTCAAAATGGAGTTAGTATTTCAACCAGATATATTAATAAGCGACGGTACAAGTTGAATATTTCCGAACCTACTAGAACTTCATACCCATTTATTGATTTTCGCGATGTCTATGCCGCATACAAAAATTTTAACAAATTATCGACAGCAGATCAAAAACGTTTTTCAGATTTACGCTCTGTATTAACGAGTTATGTTATACCACCTAGACCCATTACATTCAACGACGCCGATTTTAACCAAAATTTTACAACCATTCCCAACCGAAATGTTAAATTGTCATATACGCAACGATCTTTTAGTTATATCAGTTCAGAATTAAACCAAAATGTTTTCGATCTCACTAATTTTCAATTAAGATGGTATTATAGAGTTGATCCTACAGGAAGTTATTGGGATAATGACGCTATTGAAGTTTCATTCGGTATGTCGATTCGAGGCCATTTGAAAGATATAAGTGGTAATGCAGCAAATAATATTGATAATGTATTTTATATTCCAGACGATGCAAGTGGTGGAGTAACGTATAAAGTAAATCGTACATTGTTTGAACTCAGTCAAGGACGAAATAAATACATCGATTACCGAACCGGTACAGTTATTCCAGGATATACAGTGTCGGAATTACCGAAAATTTTTGTTACGAGACCACTCGGCGAATACATTCGGATTGACTCATATAATAATAAACGTTATAAACTACAGATCGACTTTTCCATGAATTATATTTCATCGAGTATACATAAATTCATATTGTATTCTGCACCGATTATTATGAACGGAACTGCACCAGTTCGAACAAACCCAGGATTAAATACAATATTTACAGCGAAAATAGAAAATAACGCTTTATCGCCTATTCGTAACGATGTAAAATATCGATTCGAAATTACACCATTTAATTTGAATGATTTTTTTCCAGATATAAGAAACCGATTAGAACAACGTATCTCTACGACAATCGCAGATCCAGTAACCGATATGAGCTATTCATTGATACCTACAAATGCAGGAGGAAAAGTTGTACTTCAATGGCATTATGCAGCACCGTCTGACTATCAAATTAATATAATAATTCCTGTTGAATATAAGAGGGATATTTTTCCAGAAGAATATCCGCAATTTTTCATAGGTGGAAGTCCCCAATCTATATTCGCTTCGAATTTAAGACCAGTTAATGAAATTATTACTTATTCTATACCCTCTGATATCCCAGATGATATTACGAACGGTTTTGTTCAGAAATTTTTGAAATCTGGTCGTGGGTATAGAATTACAGTTGCGCCAGTGAAGCGAGTTGAAGTAAATGGTGAAGAATTATCATTACCTGCAGAAGCGCGCAATATAGCCTCATCTGATACATATATTGTTCCATTTCAAGTTCCATTACGTCCCTTGACAATGACGGCACTTGGTAATAATGGTTTCATTACGTTAAAATGGAAACTACCGAATATACTGGATGATCCAAATTATTATATAACAACATATCCCTCGCCATTTATACCATTTTATAGGTATCGTTTTTATTCATTAGAACGACGGAATATATCTGCGGGAGAATTACCTTGGACCGTCGTTAATTCAAATATTCAAATTCAGGCAGGTAGTGTATCTGGATTTGAAACAACATATAATGTTACCGGGTTATTGAATGAAAACAATTATCAATTTCGTATTCGTTTGATGATTATCAATGATTATAATGGTGAGCGCGCATTTTCGGACTATACTTATATGACAATTATTAATAATTTTAATGTAAATGAAACTATAGAGAATGTAATATATCCATCATTGTATCCGTATAAACCAAGTTCGCCAATATTGTTTAACGGGTATGTTAATCGTACATCTACAACAACCGGTCCATTAAACGGACTTTCTATCCGTTTTGATTATCCGGATTATAATGGAAACGCGGATTATTATGAATGTTATGTCGAATATACACCACCACCTGGCACATCTGGTTCTGGAACTCTTTGGTACGATATATTTGATAGTAGACCTGATATCGGTATTGCAAATATTAGTGATAATCTTACTGTTCTTGACGTTAATAAGAGATTACGAACTTCATTACTTTCTCAAACCAGCTTTCAGCTCTTCGTTATTCGGTGTAAATCAAATGTCATGGCGTATGGTATTCGTATTCGACTACTCGGTCGTAAGAATGAACTTCCCGAACCGTATCCGTTTTTTCTATATTCAGATTATTCATCAGAAGACTATATTTCCATTTAAGTATCTATAGTCCCGATTGTAGTACGGTTATTTGTTCAATTGTAAGTGTATCTGGAAATTCTACATTGAATTTTATTTTAAGAGATCCAGACTCTCCGTTCTTTTCTAAACCCAAACCTGGTATTGTTTTTACATTACCTGGTTTAATAATGTTTCCTGGTTTATTTGCGAGTTTGAAAATACGTCCGTTAATATGCGTTATCTCAAAGTCGAACCCGCAAAGCGCCGACTTCAATGATATTGTCTTTTCAACGGTGAGATCGAGATTTTCTACTTTGAATACTGGATGTTGAAGCGTGTTTATCATGATTCTAATGTCACCTTTCATACCGACTTCGTTCATATGTCCACAATCATTTAATATGATGGTATCCCCTGATTGAACACCTTTCGGAATTTGCGCATGAATCGTTTCGCGTTCGATTTTCACGATATCATTATCTGGGACTTGTCGGTCTATTTCAAGCGGAATCGAACATCCATTATAACACTGTTCAAGAGTAAGTGAAACTGTTTTGATAATTGTTTCTGGTACTTGGTATACGCGGACGTGGGGTTGCTGTTGCTGCGGGTGTTGATGATGATGCATGCCACCACCCATTGGACGGCCATTATGAAATGCTTGAAATACCACCTTAGGACCTTGCCCTTGGCCTCCCAGTCCCATTCCACCTAGGCCGCCCATGCCGCCGCCAAGGCCTCCACCACCTCCGAATAACATATGAAGAATTTCTTCTGGTATACCAGCTGCTCCTCCTCCGGCCCCTCCGAAATGAAACATATTCGGGTGAAATCCAGACATACCACCACCTGCTCCTGCTCCACCCGATCCTAATGTACGCATCATATCATAATTCCTGCGTTTGTTTGAATCAGATAATGTCGCATATGCGTTATTCAGTTCTTGAAATGCTTGTTTACTTTCTTCTGTATTCCCGTTTTTATCTGGATGATGGAGCATCGACATACGACGATACGCCTTCTTAATTTCATCTTCTGTCGCTTTTTCGTCTACATTAAGAATTTTATAATAGTCTTTGTCTGTATCGGTTTCTCCTGGTTTGATCGACGAATAATCATCATCAAACTCGCTCGTATCAAAAAATATATTCGGTCCTGAGCCGTGGCCATGGCCATTGCCGTTTCCATGCCCTGGACCGAACGGAAAGTTGAAGAACATTGCGAATGAATTGAATTTGTTATTATTTAAATGGTATATTTTATATAGTTTATTGCGACGCGCGGATTATAAATAATGAATACGAACAACGCATCCCCTGACATTCCATTCATTGCGAAATATCAGCCTTCAAAAATTGACGATTTCGAACAGTTGGACGAAAACACAATCACCATTATTCATAGTTTAATTGCCATGGATAATCTGAATATTATGTTTTATGGTGATTCTGGTTCTGGCAAAACTTCCATCATAAATGCGATGATACGTGAATATTACAAAAAATCGGCATCATCTACTGCGATTCAAGAAAATATACTCATTCTAAATAGTTTGAAAGAACAAGGAATTCAGTATTATAGGAATGACGTAAAGGTGTTCTGTCAAACAATGTCGATGATCCCGAACCGAAAGAAGATCGTGCTTTTAGATGATATAGATTTAATCAATGAACAGGGTCAACAAGTATTCCGAAATTGTATCGATAAATACAGTCATAATGTCCATTTTATTTCATCATGCACGAATATTCAAAAGGTCGTTGATACATTCCAATCGAGAAATATCATCATCAAAATCAATCAGTTAAACCACGGATGTCTAAATAAAATCATGCTTAAAATCAAGATGAACGAGAAATTGTCGATTACAAAAGACGCAGAGGGATTCTTACTTCAAGTATCGAATGGCTCAGTGAGGACATTGATCAACTATCTTGAGAAAATAAAACTTATTGATCGAGAGATTACATACGACCTTGCTAATAAAATATGCACCAATATTAGCTTTCACCGTTTCGAAGAATATACTCGAGAGATTTTACGATGCGGTAGCAATGGTAATCCGGATTCATTTCTTCGGGCTGCAAATGCTATTTTATTTCAATTGAACGACGAGGGTTACTCTGTTCTCGATATTCTTGATAACTATTTCCTCTTTGTCAAACTTACACCACTATTCGATGAAGACACAAAGTATCGTATTACATCGCTCATTTGTAAATACATCACGATATTCCATAACATACATGAACATGATATCGAATTGGCATTGTTTACGAATAACCTCGTGGGGTTGCGCCCCCATACGACGCTGGGTCATTAGCACCCCGCCGCCTTCACCAGCAAATACTTCGCTATAAGCGTATGCGACTCTAATACTTGTTTCGGTGAAAGACGCGCGAACCATTGATACTTACTTCGTTTCAATATCTCTTGTTCAGGGATATAGAGCCCCGCTGCTGTTGGTGAAAGCGGAACATCAATATCGCTCAATAATTCTTCAATCAGTACCGGTTTATTTGTCGTTGTTTTGACACCTAGCTCTTCTGCCGGAATAATGCTTACAGCTGTTGGTACGGCTGCTTGTTTTGCAAGCCACCATCTCGTCGTCTCTCCTGTAAAGTCCATCTCGTGTGTCTGATCTCGGTCGGTTATTTGCATCAAATAATCCATAAACTCCTTCATAACAGGATCGAACTTCTTGCAGCCCATTATCTTCGTTGATGGCGAGTATTGTTTCTCAGCGGCGAGTGATGATATAGTACGAAGTTCACCAATCATTACGTTTGCATTTCCAATGTGTGCGTCATATAAAGACCGAAGATCATGAAAACAGATAAACGAACTTGGAATGAGGAATCCACCGTATATATGGAGAACAGTCGCCAGTGCAAGTTCGCGCATATGTGAACGAAGAGGTCGCGGGAGGTGTTCTACCTTGGTGCGCCATTCGGGAATAATCTTAATAAACGAATCATCATCAATCAAACATACATTGAAGCTTTCGCCGCATGTTTCTATGATATTACGAATGGTCAAATATTGATACGGTTGATTCAAGTTATCGCTCGTTCGTGATCCAAAACTCTCCCATGATCGCGCATTCTTATCGAATTCAATATGAATCCACAGAATCGGTTTATTGTTTTTCGTAAGGCTACTATCATTGAGAAGATACTTTTGAATAAGTTCGCCGTCGTTGTATTGTTCTTGCACGTCTATTGTTTTCTTGTATTTGTTATAAATGAAACCAATAAACATTATAATAAGGTAGGCGATTGCCAGCTTTACGACTTTATTTTCAAACATTGTTTCGTATCTCAGTCTATATGTATTATGTCTATTATATATCCGAGAGATTAAAACTAATTCTCCAGTCGGAACATATCAGAATACAGCTTCTTATGAATGTCTCGAGAGATTTCATCTTGTTTGGCTAAAATGAATGCGCGGCGTGTATCCTCTTCTTCTTGTCGCATCTTTGTCTGTTGGTATATCTCTTCTTGTTGAGACTTGCTTGTTTGTTTATGTAAATCCCGGCGGGATTGGTCTCTAAATGTCTGTAGTTCGTTTATATTATTAAACCGCTTTGTCTTATAATAATCTTCTTCCGTAACTGGAATAACGGTTTCAGTATGTGCTTTCTTCAGGTCCTCGTAACGAAGATTGCCAAAGATACCACTCGAATATTCTTGAGGTCGCTCTCTGGTAAGGTCGTACCCTCCCGCGCCACCACCCCCCAGATCACCGCCAGCGTATTCCAGTTCTGTTCTCTCGACAAGCGCATATTTATTCCTAAGTTCTTGCTTACGTTGGTTCAATCGCGCGACTTTATCTGCCCATGACCCGCCGGCGCCTGCAATATTGTTTTCTGCTTCTTCTGCTTCTTGTTCTTTATCGGTTGCACTACTGCTTCGAAACCAGGCGTCATATCCTGTTTCCATTTCATCGTCTTTCAGACGGTATTGCTCAAATTTCTCATTAAACCATCGGTTAAATTCACCCACTTTGGCTGTATCCTTGTTGCCGTTTGTACCCGTCATCATTTCATCCAGTCGACGTTTCATTCTCTCGTGCGTTTCATTACCGTACTCGTCAGTATTGTCCGGTTGAAATCCCTCCTTTTTCATAAGTCGGTTATAGTCTACGACGGATTTTCCTGCCGCTGTTGCTGCCGCTGCCGCCGCTCCACCTCCATCAACCGGGATATATGGCGCGTTGAGTGTATCCTTTCCGACACACCGCAACGCCGGAACAAGACTGTTCGCTCGTGGTGTTCTCTCGACACGTTCTGTATAATGCTCATTGGTCGCCGGATGACGAATCGTATAGATCTGATGGACAATTCGGTACGCCTTCGTGAAAAAAAGGAAATACTCTTTCGGAAGCTGGCACTTATCGGGGTGCGTCTTCAAAACCGCGAGTCTGGCGCGTTTAAGGTCGTCATCATTGAATAATGTAGGTAGATTGAAAAGTGCGAGAATGTCCGGCAAATTATAGTTGTCGATGTTGAGATCGAGAGATTCCATGGCTGTTATGGATGTCTAATCTTATGTATTCCTATATTTAATGTTCTAATTTTATGTTATTTACTGTTACGCGAATAATATAAAACCGCCCAAACGGGTACTTGCGTGAATCTCTCGACACATGCATTTTAAACCTTCGCACATCTGGCGAAGAAGGCAACAATATCTGGCGGATTGGCACCTGTGATGGAATCATCTGGGATGTATTCTATGTTTCCTGACTTGTAAAATAGGAACACGGGGATTCCATTCACCATGCGTTTCTGCTTCATGAATGCGTAAAAATCGATGGAGTCATCTACGTTCACTTCGTAGCATTCAATCGGACGTGCCGAGAGATTGGCGACTTCCTGGATGGCGAGATCCTTGATTGTCTTGCATGGCCGACACCAATCCGCGGTTAGTTTGAGAATCGTATGTTTGCCTTGCTTGGAATTGAATTCGAGGAGTCCTTTGAATGACTCGCGGGTGAGTTCGACGGGGGTGAGAGACATTGTGATCACGTGAATTGAACGAAGTAATTGAATTATAATAGATGAACAAAAAAGTTTTTATATTGTAATTTTGTTTTATTCGGACCACCTCTCCATCGATACCGAGAACCCAGATTCAATTCACATTGGCGAAAATCCTGCCGCTATATCGGCTTCGAATGTCTTGTTGTAAATACGCTGCAATTCAATTCCCCATTTCATCGGAGTTTCAGGGTTTGGGTATTTTTTGAGCATCTTCTTCAACAATAATTTGTATTTTGCATCCACCGATGTAATAATGTCCAAAAATTCCATTAGTGAATCTGCTGCACAGTCACCGGTATATTCAATCAGCATCTTGTCGAGTGTTTCGACAAATATTTCCGGGTATTTTCCAGAGTTATTCCAATCATGAAGTATTCTTTCTCCAGTATTACGATGAATAAATTGGCGTTTTGATGAACCAATGTCACATTCCGAATCTGGGGCAAACTTTGAGATTTCTGTAGAGTGTGAATTCCCTCCTCCTACTGCATGTCCACCGCCGCATATGGCACCTCCTCCGGCAGAAGGTCTTTCATGATCTGAATCACTTTCTGAATGAGAATCTGACAATTGTGTCTGCGTCTCCTTCAACGCAATTTTGAGCTTGGGTTTTGCTTTTGTATTGATTTTTGATGGAACCATCTGATCTGATGGTGGCGGTGAAGATGAGATGGGTGACCTTAACGGAGAAGACGCGGATGATGATTTCACTTGATCTACTGAAGATTCATTGACAGAATTTGCGGTTTCAATCGCATCACATTCATTCATGAATGATGTTTTGAGTTGTTCTAACGCCTTCAATAAGATTGGATCAATCTTTTTTTCGTTCACAGACGACTTATTGACTTGTACATCAAATACCTTATCAATTTTTGGGTTTGCCTTGAACGAAATACGTTCACGTATTTTTTTGTGAATGTGCTTGTGGGCATTTGTTACATTTTTCCATATGTATTTTGAATGGTTGATCACCTTTCCGTTTCGTACAAGCTCTTTTCCATCCGTTTTGGCTCTTTGCGCTTCGACGCCTGTTTGCCCGTCACTAAGAGTCGTGATGCCATTTTTTTTCCAAGCGTCTTGTTGTAAAGGGTTCCAATTAGGCGTATAAGCCAGTTCATATGTAGCGCTACCAATCTTATCCAAATCAAATGACCCAGGTGCGGCCTTATCGATCCAGCCTTTGGTCTTTTTGGATCGATCAAATTGCTTACACCCCCCATCTGGCGTCTTCATATAATATGAAGCAAGTTCTCCTTTTTTTTGCAAAATATCGATATCATATGAGTTACATTTGAAAAGATAGTTGGGAGGAAGCGGTGTGTCACGTTTAGACAAGCATAGCCGATCAATCGGATAAACCTGATAGTTATTATCGCCATGTTCTATTGTTATTTTGACACCCTTCTCCAATGCGTCACGGTAAGTGGTTGCAAGCATAACCCTAAGTCCAGTAACGTCAGCATCATTAATTAATACACTCAATTCGTGTTGTACGTCTTCATGAAGACAAATGCTAGTGAGTGTTCCAGGTCCAGATGGATTGCGTGCATTTTCTTCCCAGATGTCACGGGAATCAACCTGAAGTCCGCTAGCATGAGGGTAATATTCGCCTGTTTGTAAAATCATGGGATAGTCGGTCGTTAGTTGTGAAATTCTATTTCCATCCGAAGAGAACGTTGTAACAGACCCCTTCAGATCTGTCAGTGTCATTTCTGCTTGTTTTTTTCCAACTCCAAAGCACCCATGACGTTCACTGCTTGAAGTTGTTCGGTAGGCGATCTCGGTCGACTTCTCAAGTTTGTCTCGATTCATTCCATGACCATTATCTGATAGGTTGAGTGTATTTCCTGATAATTTCATATGAATCTCAGTAGAACCTGCTGAAATTGAATTGTCGAATAGCTCTGAAAGAGCATCTGTAATGCTGACTCCTGTGCAGAGCGAATTCTGCAATACCCCCGGAATTGATATTCTGTTACTTGCCATGATCAATGAATCGTTTGCTAATCTATTGACGACCTAAACGCAAATCGGCAAATCAATTTTTTATTATAATTCGATTTGAATGCTAAATACCGATTCATTTCATATGATACGCTTTATCAATCCGCCCGTCTCTTAATACCGATGCGTCCATTTCATGAATCGTTTCACGAGAGATATTCGACGTTAGAATCAGGATTAGATTTGGATAAAATCCTAAGTCTGTGACTTTATCCAACAGTCCATTCCAGTCGCCTTTATCCATAATAGGTATTGGAATATATAGATGCGGCTTCACATTGCCTTCTATAACATTGATGATCATCTTATCACACTCTTCAAGCACGAGAACGAGCGGTTTATTATCATCCGGCGAAATTGTACTGTATACTTTGGATAAGGTATCACCTGGATCGGTTGGTTTCCATGTATCACAATAATACGCGCCAATTTGCTTCGCTAGAAGAAGCGTGAGGAGCGACTTTCCCGTTCCTGGCTCTCCATGAATGAAGAATGTTCCACTTCGTGATGCTTTATCACGAATGACCGAGAGAATATTGTCGATGATCTCCTTCTGATACTCGCGCGGTTCTTTTTTCAGGAACTTTGATGCTTCGTATTTGCGATCGGCATATTCCCACCACCACGGATTCCCGCGTCGTTCACGAATTTCGATGATCTTCTTTTCATTCGTCGTTACATTTGTCTCGTCACTACTATCATCGCTGCTTGATTTGGAGACTGTATCTGTAACACGTTCAAATACATCACGTTTTATAATGAGATACATTGTCTGTCCTTGACTTCCATGCTGGGACTCATTGGAGTAAATATAACCGATATACCATTTCCCATAAAATACACCGAATGGCTTTCCATTTTGATAAAATACGGAACGCCGGATGTTTAACTTATTGATGAGTTGGTTGCATTCAGTTTGGTCGGAAATTTTATAGCCTTGAATCTTGAAAAAATGCGCCATAATCATCGGGAATGTATAAAGGATCGGAATGGTCGTGATCAACGACATTGCAATAATATCAAAGACACCCATGTTTTCTAAGATACAATAGTACAATAAGAACCGTTTATTTCAAAATCTGGCGGTTTGGATCGATGAAAAAGAATGGAAACTCTCTGCGCCGCCGAAAATAAAACTTTTGAAAAGTCGGTGTTCCACCGAAAATATTCGGTTTGAAAATCAAGTTTTAGCCGAAAATATTCGCTTGAAATATCGTAACGAAAATATGAACAGATTGAACTGGAAAACCATCCGGTAGATTACCAATCCAGTTATATACCGGCTGGATTCTATAAATGTCCAAAACGCTGTTTGCGCCGGAGACTTTTGAAACATGAAAATCACGCATTTTTAAAGTTATCGTCACAAATATTTTTTCCAATGAAAAAACTGTGACTGATAATTTTTCGTTCGTTCATCTCGATCCGTTTTTGTCTATCCCTATGTTATAGGGAAACGGACATAATTTCGGACAAAAACTGGAAAGGTAATTTAGGTGATTCTGAAAATAGACATTTTTTGAACAGATGCCAACCAGTAAGATAAATTTTCCAACGCTACCAACATTCCCGGTAGGTTTACAGTGTGGGTCAGTTAGTTACCCTCAAAAAAGCGCCAAATTTTCTTGTAAAAGTTGTGACTTTTATACGAGTAAGAGTTGTAACTATATAGAACATTTGAACACGAAGAAGCACAAAATTACCATAATTACCAATCCAGTAAATGGGGGGAATTTGACCAACCAAGCACCCCCGGAGGCCGCTCAAGCCCCAGAATCCAGAAAAATATACCCATGCAAAAATTGCAATCGACCGTATTTTTCTAAGAAAGGGTTATGGCAACATTCTAAGAAATGCCATGTTTCATCATGTAATCAAAATACGTCATCACTGAATAATTCAAATACATCAGACAAAACACCGGTTGAAATAATGACATCCGCGATGCTGGAAATGTTCAAAACGAATCAACAGCAAATGATGCAAATGATCGGTGCGGTGTTACTAGCAGTGAAGTCGAATACAGTGGTTGATGCTGCACAAGAACCGTCGTCGAATCATACGACGAATAATACTAGCAATAATCTTACAGTTAACGGAAACATGACCAATATTAATAATAAGACGTTCAATATCAACATGTTTCTCAATGAACAATGCAAGGACGCTATGAATATGACAGAATTTGTCAATACAATCGAATTAGATACCGATGATATGAAGGATGTTGGTAAACACGGTTTCGTTAAGGGGATTTCCAAGATTTTTATAGAGAATCTGGAGAAGACGGATGTAACGAAACGCCCGATCCATTGTAGCGACATTAAACGAGAAATCCTTTACATTAAGGATGATGATAAGTGGGAACGAGACAATATAAAAAGTCAGAAAATCGTGAATGCTGTACGTGTGGTTGAAAAAAAAAACGTGGATCTCATAAATAAATGGGCCAAAGAACATCCGGAATGCGAAAATAGCGATACACGTGCAAATAGTATGTATATGACTCTTTCGAGACATGGATTCGATGGAGACGATGACAACGTGACAAAAGTCATCAAGAATATCGCACATAATGTGTTAATTGATAAAGACGAATATGCGAATTGAATAATACCGGTTTCAGGGGAAAATAAATAAACCTCTAATCTTATAATAATATGAACAACGTAGTTGATGTTATTATAATCGGAGGCGGAATTGCCGGTTTATACGCTGCATACCAGATCAAACGTCTCGCTCCACCGAATACATCATTCCTCGTTTTAGAAAAGAATCCGAAACAATGGCTAGGTGGTCGTGCTGGGAATGAGACATTTTATGGTGCAAACGTCGTTGTTGGCGCAGGAGTAGGGCGCAAAGAGAAAGATCATGCATTGATTAAGCTACTCAAGGACGCCAAGGTTCGCACTTCAGAATTCACTTCCGAGAGAATCTATGTTCCACGCGCGCTATTCCACCCCCACGATATCATGAAGACCATGCGACTACTCAAAGCGGAATACAATAAACGCGCCGAACACTACCGACACTCCCGAAAGACATTCAAGCAGTTCTTTATTGACACACTTGGTGAAAGTGAATACCGGAGTTTCGTTATCAGCACCGGTTATACCGACTTCGAAGACGCCGATATCTATGAAACTCTTTACCACTATGGAATGGATGATAATGTCAGCGGATGGACGGCGATTCATGTGCCATGGAAAGATCTCATTGACTCATTATACCAAAAAATAGGCGGCAGCCAACATTTCCGCTTATCGACGGAGGTGACGCGTATTCGCAAAATAGAAGATAATCCTGGTTCTATTTTTGAAGTAGCGACAGCGACCCCTAACGGCAACAAAACATACTACGCGAATAAAGTAGTCGTGGCAACTACAGTCGATGCAGTAAGAAAAATACTCCCAGGCGCGTCCGCACGAACAAGCATATACCAGCAAATCCAGGGTCAACCATTTCTCATTGTATACGCGAAGTTTGATCGCGAAAGTACCGAAATCATGAAGAAATACGTCACATCGTTCACGGTACTTGAAAAGGGTCATCTGCAAAAAATGATACCGATGGACCCAGATAAAGGAGTATACATGGTTGCTTATAGCGATAACCAACACGCCAGAGCCCTCAAGGCCAAAGGTGCGCTAGAAAATACGCGGAAGAACTGTGAAATGTATTCAAAGTGGGCGGCGGACGCACTTGGAATACCGGCTTCGACCCCGCTTCATATTATCGCGATCAAAGATTATTACTGGCAGACAGGTACACATTATTACGAACCACTGACCAAAGAGTACAAATCGCGCACTGAATTCATCCGTCAAGCTCAACATCCGGAGAAGGGGATGGTCGTCGTGGGAGAGATGGTGAGTCGTGATCAAGGATGGGTGGAAGGTGCACTTGAAAGCGTGGATGCAGTGGTGACGAAAGAATGGGTGTCTACGCTTTACTAATTTCATCGATAAATTCGGATACAATAACATATAACATATACCCGGATACAGTAATCAATGGAAGATATTCGATCATTGTTTAATTATTATTATATATTTAGTTTAGATCTTTACTCTTTGAATGGTTCAAATATGAAGTCGTCGCCGATCTGTCTTATTAATATATAATTTAATGATTTAATATAATTAATAACGTCTTCCTGCGTTTCTATCATATTTTCGCATTTTCTTTTATAATTATTCCATATTTCGATAATAATAATAGGCATATTTTTTGTTATTTGTGTTCGAGCTCCCAATAAAAACTGATACTCAAAACCTTCAATATCAACTAACATTATATCAAAATGATCTATTTTTAAGTTATCCAGCTTATTCACTTTATGTTTAATTTTTCGATCAGCCAAGCAAGCAGAACGTATATTATTTTTTATATCATTTTCTGTAAAAACATGCATTCCGCCACTATTGTTTTTTACCCGATTAATATGTTCAACAGGGCAAATTTTGTCATCACTCATAAAATATACATCTTCTTCACTATTTCCTACTGCTACGTTAATCGTATTTATATTTGTTATATTATTAAGTACTATATTTTCACATAAATGAGTATATGTTCTAGGGTATGCCTCAATTGCTGTTACTTTATCGATACATAAAGAAATAGGTAAACATACACTTCCAATATGTGAACCTATATTTAAAAAATGAGTCAATCGAGTTTTAGATATGTAATGTTTTATGATATCTACAATATCGTCGTTCCATTGAGTCCCATTCAATAATTTATTCTGAATGCAGTCATTTTTATTATGTATTATATATTTTATACCAGATATTTCTGGTGAAATAGTAGACATTATTAATATGTATGCATATACATATTAATTTTATATTGTTATTTATTCGTTTGTGAAAGTAATGATTAGAATGTATTAAATTATCACACCCCCGCAACCACCCGCTCCAACTCCGAAATCCGGATATGTGGCAAATCGGTATGCGCCTCCCAGAAATACTTGCAATACGACCACTTGAAATCCAATTTGTCGCAGTAATAACTTGAATACGACCGCTTCAACTTTTCAGCAACGGCAGGAGGCAATAAACCGTGTGATGCCATCGGGAGAACATAACACAACTGAACAAGATCTCGCACAGGGTTTTTCACCACCGTCTCATTTGGAAACAACGCGGTATCTAAATGTGGCATATAACGCATCAAATCAACCAACAATGGCGCATAGGGATACTTATACGTCCAGCGCCAGTCTACACAACCAGTGGAATAATATCGCATCGTCCATTCCAATCCTTCGATATAATTCACACAAATCGATTGTACGCGATCAATACCACTGCTTTTGTTGGTACCCTTTCCTCCACCTCCTCGCCCATCATTCGCATAAATATCGATCTCAAACAATGCGTCATAATAACGATACTCCCAATTCTCTCGAAACGGGTCAATATATTTCTCAACAGCCCGTTCTTGCATCGGGATCAACATAAAATCGTTCATGGAATGACACCGTTCTACATTTCCGACCAATTGAACGATGCGATTACATGCAATCTTGGTAAGATCACGAATATCAACAACCACGGTGGGAGCAACTGCCGTGTCGGTCGCCGCCTGTTTTTGTCCCAGACCTCCCTTTCCTCCGTTGTTTCCTTTTCCACCTCCGCCTCCACCGTCCCCACCACCGAATCGCTGTTTACTCTGACGATCGCGCATCTTGTGCTCGTTCATAAGCCGGTTATGCTCAGTTTCTGCAAGTAATGCGATAAATGCGCGCATCGTCTTCCATACAATCTTAGGCTGACCGGTTCTGATATCACGCGTAACCAAATATTCCTTACTAGCACGAAACATATTGGCGTATGTTTGAAGTAACACTGTCATTCCATTTGTGCGTAGATTCAATGACGGAAAATGAGGCATGAAATCATTCCCCAACATGAATGCCATAACAATATAATCATCAATCGCAGCGATCACGTCAGGAGTGATACGTGAAGACGTCGCTGTATCTAACGCTGCTTTCGCAGCAACTGTTGTAGAATCAGAGGTGTATGCGCCGCTATTATTCGCAAGTACAGGCGCAGTTGTTTCACGCATGACTGCCTCTAGTGAACACGCAAACGCCGGAATGTCCAGATAGAACTGGTCGGTACTTGAAAGTGTGCTGTCGAGTGACTGAATGAACTCGGGAGTATCACGGTACAAATAGATATTCTGAGAGATATGAAGATGATTCAAGCAAAGCATGATCAAATCCGCATCCAAGCCATAGATTAGCGTCGTCGTGTCTCGATGATACACCCCATTTTCTCGAATATATTCAAATATCTTATGCTCTCCCTCACCTGGAACGTCGCTTCCAGTATAGATATATAAGATCTGCGATCCAATTTCACGCCCCTTCTCTGCGCAATAATCCTGCATTCTGGAGTTCAATTTCGTCATAAAGCGGGTTCCTGGTGTGATAGAAGACGTATTCCATGCTTTCGTGTCGCCGCTAGCTCCAGTGGCGGGAATCAACGGTGGATCCAATAATGCATTTTTACGCATAATGGTCTTTTCAACCACACCCGTAAACCAGGACTTATACCTTCGTTCGCGTTGTTGATTCAGTTTAGCGACTGGTGCAACACCGTCAAACGCGATCAATACCTTATTCGTGGGACGAAACATCAAGAGATACTCGTCGATTTTCGCACAAACACACTGAATGATTTTTGATTCGTATTCATCATCCGACATTCCGTGATTTGAACCGACGACACGAACTGCATCGTATATGAGACCATTTGTATCCATGTATAGGTTGTGAATTTGAGGCAAACCCGCCAGCCTTTTAATGACATTCTTGTATTGTTTGACGATATTAGAGAAGTAACTTGGAATACCCATGATCAAATATAATGTGATGATGACCCTTTACATTATATCTCGTAATGTGTTTAAATATCAATTTTACGACGATGACCGCATTGATGTAGATTAAAATACTATGAGTATATAACTATATCAAACAATGGCACTTCAACTTACATTCTCGAATATTGTTCAATTATTCAGTGTGTTCGCACCATTATTTTTAGGAACGTTCCTTGTTCTTATCTCAGTATTCAACCAGAACATTAAAGGTTTGATATATCTAGGTGGGGTTCTAATTGCGTCGGTAATTAATTTTATGGTTAGTATGGTCATTGGGAGTGAACCGGAAGAAAGCCAAGGGTCTATATGTAATTTGGTCGAATTCCCGATTATACCGACACAATACAACGTTCCGAATTATAACAGTATGTTTATCACATTTACACTTGTATACCTACTTCTTCCAATGTTAAGCAATAACCAGATCAACTTTTGGATCATTGGAACCATTGTTAGCATTTTTACAGTCGATGCATATGTAAAACTCCAGTATTCATGCACAGTTCCTCGTGGTATAACAATTGGCGGTATTGTTGGTGGAGCTCTAGGTGCGGCATGGTACTTCATGTTGAAGTTCAATGATTTCGAAAGTTTACTGTTTTTCAATGATTTAACTAGTAATAACGTGGTATGCAAACGCCCGAAGAACCAGACGTTTAAGTGTTCGGTATATAAGAATGGTCAGGTGATACAAGACCTTTGAAATTCGACGCATTGAACGGTAATCGATATTGTATACATTATAATACTTTGATAATGTATACAAAACACAGAAAAATATGCCATCTACACGAAAAGCACCCAGCGATAGTGCAACATTATTCAAGAAGGGAACCCAGAAAAAAGGCAATGATGGGAATAAATGGCAGATTGTCGTTGATCGCAGAGGCGTACAACGATGGCAAAAAATATCCTCTTCCACCAAAAATAAGACATTAAAGCGGAAAAAATCTGCTCGTGTATTAAAAATGGAAGCCGACCCTGATAGTGTTTGGGGGAAAAATAAACCTCTCGAACGGCTGTGGAATGATTTAGCCTCGGGACGTAAGGTCATTTTGATAAAGAAAAATGGCAACCACGAAATGTTTACAATGCCGAAATCAACCTATAATTATCTAAGCGAAACCTACGCAAATCAATATGAAAAGTTCAATAAAGACCCGAATATTGTCGCAGTTTTGACATCGTATCGTTCACAAGACGCATATGAATCACACTTGTACCCAAAAGCTAAGGACGCAAGTGTAGAATATGTTATCAAACATTATAAAAAATTCTTCAGGTTACACACAAAATTAGAACCGAAAACATATATGCCGTAATATATTTAATTATAAAACTTCGAGTAGTTTCGCACTATCCATCCTGAGAAATCTGAAAGCAATATTTGTTTTTGAAACCCATTTGTGAACATTTTTAAATTTCCGCCATTGGATCGTTCACCATATATTTTGAAAAAGTATTGGACAATGTCATACGTCTTCGCGCGCTTGTACTTTTCATCCGCTTCTTCATACGTGAATTTCGGTTTTTGTTTTCGCGCATTCACCGCGTTATGAAAGTCAATTAAGAAGTAATGTAATTGTTCTTTGGTGGATATTAGAGATATTATACGTGCATGCGCTTTCATGTATTCGGTTGCATGTTGTGTGCATTCTGGACATGGTAGATTTGCACAAATACGTTGAATATACATAATCAAATCATCCTTGATTTCATTAAAATTTTCAGGAACTGCCTTATATGCTAATGTATGAAATAAATACCACACACAAGGACCCCATACACTTTTTGTAACCATAATACGTCAAATGTTTATCAATACGATTATAAATGTTAGTTAGCTAAATAGAACAAATCATATAATTATATGAATATAAAAAAATGACATTCTTATATTCATAGTACGAATAAAGAGAATACAATGAATTCTGGATATACGTATGAACTAGAAAATGATATTGATTTTTTTAAGGAGTTGAAGAAAATAACCGCTGATAAAACTGAACCATCATCTGCAGCGTCAACGTTGTATGTCACAGAATCAGATACAGATCCAAGATGCCTTATTACAGATGAAAAGTTACGAAAAGATCATATTGCGTTAGAATGTGGTCACAAATTTAATTATGTTCCATTATTCAAGGAAGTACTTTTTCAAAAATGTTCCTTGTTGCCTAAAAATATTTCATCGAAGTTGGTGACAACCTATACAAAAAATTTGCCTGTGACATCTTTATCACAAGCTCAACAACCGTCGTCATCGCCATCGACGTCGAATCCAAACGTATTATCGGTTACATACAATAGTTCGTATAATCTCGAAACAACAAAATTACAATACAACGAGATAAAATGTCCATATTGTCGCACAATTACACCATATATCCTTCCATTTTACCCTTATCCTGATGTATGTAAGGTGAAATATGTAAACACACCTGCAAATTTAGCACTACCAACGATGTCGTGCGAATATTATCAATATAATACATCAACAAAAGAAACAAGTTGCCGGTCAAGTTGTATTTATTATGATAAGTATGATATGATGTTATGTAATAAACATTTTAATAAATACGAAACCGAAGCAGGATCAAAGAGTTTATCCAAAACGACGCGACGAAAGGCTAAACCTACTGAAATAAATGTAGATGATGAGAATATTATTATTTCACATCATAATCCGGCTACGAGTGTATGTGCATTTCAACTGCTGTCTGGTCCACGTAAAGGTTGTCCATGTGGAAAACCGATGTGGATTCCAAAAATAAGTACTTCAAATATTAGCAAGCCTGTTTTAACAAATGCTGCGTATTGTAAAACACATTACGATAAAGGTATTTGTCAATAATATTCAATATTAACTATTTACAAACATCTTAATCTTACTAACAATGTATTCTTGTTGCTTAAAGGTTAGTTCGGGAAATGACGGCAGCATAATAATATTTTTATTTAACCTTTCACTAATTGAACTGTCGTTCGTATTATTCATAATATGTTTTAAATGTTTGTGCTGATAATATGGATAAAAGAATGGTCTAATATCTATAAAATTTCCAATAAAATAATCATTTATTTCATCGATGCTTTTATTGTTATTCAAAAGATGTATGGCAAACATCCAGTTTGCTTTTTCACAATTGGAAGTGATTGATTGAATGACAATTGTCCCATTTTGTAATTCATCTTGTAATAATTTCTCATAGTTATTGAAAAGACGTTTTTTTATATTTAAAATGCATTCTATATCGTTCAATTGCTCATACAGAAATGCTGCTTGAACGTTTGTCATTCTATAATTATATGCATGTATATCGTGTATGAATCTTTTAGAAGACATACCTTGACTGTATAGTAGTTTGATATATTGATATACATCGTCGTTATTCGTAATAAATGCACCGCCTTCCCCAGTAGTTATTGTTTTATTTCCATAAAAAGATACGGATGAACATAATATATTATCAGATGTTCCTGTATATTTACCGTTATATTTGCCGAATAACCCTTCACAGTTATCTTCTACTAATACAATATCTGGGCGGATTTGTTTTATTCTATCTACATCAATTATCCCTCCTAAATTATGAACAATCACTATTGCTGAATTTGGTTCAAGAGAGAGTAGATATTCTTCGTCTTCTTCCATATTCCATGTGCGATCGTTTATTTTTAGAATTTCTAAATTTGGAATGTCATATTCCATCAATGCGCAGTTATAAACTGCTACATAAACATTATTAGGAACATAAATTTTAGAAATATTTGGATATTTATAACGTATAGACATGAACAAACAATGAGTGGCTACAGTACCGTTTGCCATTAAAATTACATGTTTTGCACCTAATACTTCTTTGAACTTATTTGTCGCTAGTTCAATATATTTTCCATGATTGCTAATCCATTCGGAGTTAATTGCATCAATTGGAGATGTCTTATATTTTGACAAATATGGCTTATAACAAGGAATCAATTCCATATGAGATACGTAATGATTTACCTTGTAAGTATATTAATACATAGTAATATAAATATATTTAATTTTGGACTAAATAAAATATATTTAATTTTTGAATAATTTTGTGATATTTACTTTATCTTTTGATATTTGATTCGTCATCATAAGTGGCAATATTATACATGAAAAACAAGAATCAACCATATAAAATAGTTCTGCCTGTTTGATAATATCGATATACCATGTAACGTACAAGTTTACATATTTATCAGCAATTGCATACAATGCATGATCTTTATCATACATATTTTTATTGGTGCAAATTATCAGGTATTCATTGTTATTTTTGTATTTTTCATATACGTAATCATAATTTATTTCGCGGTTACTTCCTTTCGAATGAATAAAAATAATTTTGTAGTTTTTTATTGACTCGTAATATTTTTTACTTATATCGGTGCTTTTTATATCGAAATATTCATAGTATATCGACAAATCTAAACCTATATCATAATAAAATTCGCATATAAAACTATAATCAACTGTATAGTGTTTATTGTCTTGTTTATAATGTAATAAATCTGGGTGTGTTATTCTCTTTGTTACATATGATTTATGACCGCCTGATACAAAAATATCACCTGTTACATTATTCAAAATCTTTTTTATTTCACGATATTCGTTCTTACTATCAAATGAAACAACGATTACAGATTTGTTTTCAAACAAATATTCGATATTTTTGAGATAAATGTCTTTACATAAAAAATGGATCGTATTGTAATATTGTAATAAAAAATTAACTGCACCACTATTTGTGATATTATCACCCAACCCGTTATGTGAGACAAAATATGCTGTTGGTAATTTATTCATTTGTATTATAATATAATTTGGTTTATTATTATATTGTGTTTTATTTATTTATTATATTTATTATATTCATCTATAAATTTTGGTGTTATTCTTCTGTAATGAATAGGTTTATCATTTAACTCATTCCACATACTAGTAGGAATATTAGTTGTTGTATGATGTATTTGTTGGTTATTTACATAAATATTTGTTTCATCAGGGTATATTGAATGATGTATATTATGTTTCATTAAACATAAATTAAATAATCCGTTGTCCCCATCGTTACCTACAAAAAAAGTAGGCTCCGGATTATCAGATTGGGACGAATCTAAAAAATGATAATTTTCGCACAAATCCAACCAATCTTTTATTAATGATAATGATTGATTATTTTTTTTTATTAGTATAATTCCAGCATACCATGCTAATCTATTATCGTCAAAAAACTCATTGTGTTTATCTTTATAATAATGTAAAACCGCGTCAATTTTTACGTATCGTTTTGCATAATATTCACCGTTCGTTGAAAATGTAATTAAACTATTTTCATTTTTTTGTAATATTTCAACGTATTCTAAAAATCTTTTTTTTCCATGAATGTTTAAATAAGTTCCTGCATCTGAATAAAATAGTATATCATTTTCATTGATTTTTAATAATGTATCATAAATTATTTTGGGCTTCCATATCCATCTGCCATATCCGGGCGTATTATTCATAATAAATATTTTGTGTTTTTCGATATATTCACTTATGTCCGTTTCATTAAGTTGTATAATATCATCAAATAGTTTAAATTCTTTGGCTTGATTTGCGATTCTATCAGTATTCATGTATTCTGAGTTGGCAAATGTTAAAAAATATATCATTCTAAAGTAATTATTATATTAGCTTATTTTAATATTTTCATAATATAATAATTATCTGTCACTTCAACAATATTAAAATTGAACTTTTTGTATAGTTTAATAGCATATTCATTTGTTGAATCGACTGTCAAGTATATATTGTTTAAAACTGTTATTTTTTCATGATTTAAAATATATTCGATCATTATATTACCAAGTCCCTTTCCTTGATAATCTTTTAATATACATATACCCAACCAATATTTATTTTCATAATCAATATGTGCATATCCAATGGGTAATTCGTCATCAAGTAAAATTATTGTTATAATATGATTTTTTATTATATCAATATTTCTCGTATTAAAATATCTAAAAGTAGAAGGTAAATCATTTAATAAAAATGTATTTAAATAATGAATATTATTATTGTCAATTTCAATTATATTCATCATGATATATATA